CGTGGTGGTGCCGATCACGTTGCTCGTGGTTGCTGCGGCATCCGCGCCAGGCTCGACGCGCACCACGATGGTGACCGATTGAGCTTGCCGGGAGATTGCCTTGAGCGCCTTTGCCAGCGTGCCGGTGGCGCCTGCCTTGCCGATGCTGCCGCCGGGGTTGGTCAGCAGCACCGGGGTGTTGAGTGGGAAGGCCGCCGGATCGGCCTGCGGCGCGGTGGCCACGATGCCGATGATGGCCGTGCTGACGACGCGGATGGTCGCGCCGCCTTCGTCGACTTCGAAAACGCGTACGCCATGGTGGTATTCGGTGGACATAGTGGAGTGCTCCTGAGAATTGAGTCGGGGATGTCTGCGTCAGAGCTGCACCGCAGCGAGGAAGAGGTCGTCGAGCGCGGCGTCGTCCAGGCCGATCAGCGGCCCGAGGGTCTTGAGAAAGGGCGACGTCCGCTCGACCGTGGCGCCGTAGTTCCAGTCGATCTCGGCGGCTTCCCTCTGCGGGCTTTCGAGGGCGGCAATGGCCGCATCAACCGCCTGCAGTTTGTTGATGGCCAGCAGGGCGCGGCGTGCCTGTCGCATGGTCACTTGGTGCGGAACCAGGGCGGGCAGTGCTTCGAGCACCAGCTTCGGTCGGCCGCCCGGTCCAGGCTTGATAGTCCAGCCCGCCGCTTGCTGCGTAAGCAGGCTCTCATGCTCTTCGACGGTGATAGGTACTGCGTCCAGCGGCAGCTCGGCATGGACTTCGTCGTCGAAGAACCCGCCTCTTGAGGGTGAATAGAAAAGCATGGCTATCTCCCGATTGCGAGCCAATAGATGGCGAGCGCGGTCTGGGCGTTGTTGAGGGTCGGGTATGCGCTAAAGCCGCTGAGACTGGTCGTGCCCACGTTGACGACATTGCTGTTGTTGCTAGCGCTGGTGGCTTGGGCGCTCAGATAGAGCAGGGCGCCGGGGAACGCGATCGGGAAGGTCAACGCCTGATTGCCCGCGAGGTTCGCCGTTCCCCACTGCAGGATGATCCCGTTGGGCAGCTTCTGGTAGTTGTTCGTCGAAGTGAACTGGTCCTGCCGCACGGCGTGGCCGGCGCCGGTGGACGCAGCGACGTTGAAGGTTTGCCCGGCATCTCCAGCCTTCGGGGCGAAGCGAGCATCGGCCGTATCGCGATTGAGGGCTTGGAGCCCCTTGGTGGCCGCTGCGATCTGCAAGCCGCCGCCGTAGCAGGAGATGAGCACGAACACGTCGAGGCTTGCATTCCAGCTGACCTCGCAGATGGCATTGGCGATGATCTCGCCGCCCTGCAGCTCGGCGCCGCCGAGGCCCAGCACATGCTTTGCGCCCAAGCCGTTGAGGTTGAGGGTCGTGGCGCCGGTGTTGGCGGCCTTCGCCTTGAGCCACAGCACCATGCCGTCAACGCGCGCAGTCAGCGCGGGTGCGTAGTCGACGACGATGGCATTGGCCGCGCCGGAATCCACCGCGAACATCGGAGCGTTCTTCTGGATCAGGGCCACGGCCGTGCCCGGATCTTCCGCGCCGATGTTGGCGCGCGCCTGCGCAGCCTGCGCCGGCGTGAGGCCCTGGGCGGCGTCGTGCCGGACGTATTGCGTGTGAGGGTTGGCCGCTGCTACGTGGGCGGCAAGGTCCGCATCGGTCGCGTATTGCGGGTGTGGGTTCGCCGCCGCGATGTGGCCGGTCAGGTCGGCGTCTGTGGCGTACTGCGGGTGAGGATCTTCCTTCGCCTCGTGCACGGCAACGGCGTTGCCAAGCTTCAGCGCGAGTTCGGCCTCGGTGAAGGCCCAGCGCACCCACTTTGCGGCATCGGCGCCGGGTACCACGTTGAGGCTCTCGCCCACGCTCTTCCACGTGCTGCCGCCATAGCTGACATAGGCGACGTTCGCCGGGTAGGTGAACGTCGCATCCCACGGGCTGACTCCCCGAAGGCGCAGGTAGCGCGTGCGGCTCGCGAGTTGCCGCGGGGCGAGGTTGTCGATGCCGGTGGGCCCGCCCAGGACCGGGTCATCTTCCTCCAGCTGGTAGATGCCGCCTTCGTAGACGTCGGCTTCGTTGAGGTTTGCCATGTCAGGCGCTTCCGTGGTTGTAGGCGCCGTCGCGCATGGTCGCACCGTTGTGGCTGTTGGCCACGGCGGCATACCGCAGCGCGACCAGATGACAGCGTGCGGGGGCGACGGACGGCAGGAGCTTGCGCAGCCGCTCGGCCTGCGCGTTGGTGATGGGGCGCTCAAGGGCGACCATGTAGGTTGCCCACGTGCTAGCGAGCGCGGCGTGGGGATAGATGCCGTCGCGGCGAATCGTCCCGTTGTGAGTCCGCCCGCCGACTCGCTCGATGATGTCCACTTCGCCGAAGCCCAGCGAGCGGATCAGCAGGCGAATGGCCCAGGGCGTTCCCTTGTGCCGGTGGATCTCGATGGAATTCAGGATCAGTGCACGCTTGGCGTCGTCGGACCTGGCGTCCTGCCAGGCCTCCACCGAGAGCGTCCACGAAAGCCATGGCAGCAGTGGCGCGAGGCAAAGCATGGCCGTCCACAGGTGCCGCAGGCCATCTGTGTCCAGCTCCAGCGGCGAGGCGCCCGCGAGCGCCAACTCCAGCGGCGTGCGATTTGGCGGAAGCAGCCGTTGCGAAGGCGTGAGGCTAGGCACGGACTACCTCTTCGAGGACGTTGATGGCCGTGACGCGAACCCATTGGGTCTTCGTGCACAGGATGTCCGCTGGCGGTTGTGTGATCTCGACACGGTCGACGCCTGGCTGATGGAGCGCCGCGTCGATGCCGGAGTGCGGCAACCCCTTGCCGAGCTTGCGGATCTGCCGGAGCCACTTCGCCAGCGCTGCCTCGCCGTTCTGCAGGGCTACTTCGCCCGCAGGCCCTTCGTAGCGATACACCTTGGCCGAGATGGCGGTCTCGAAGATCTCCGGACCCTGCACGGGCACGCTGTCGCAGAGCGGGCGGATCTTCTCGGCATTGAGCGCGGCGCTCACGGTGCTGAGCAGCGCTTCGGAAGCAACGCCGCTCGCAGACGTGGACAGCACCGTGATGCGGACGGTTCCCGGGAGCGGGCTGTCGACCTGTGCGTCCGCCACTTCGGCACTGGCCGAAAGGGCGTGGTAGCGATAGCTTTCCGTCGGGCCCGCCGTCGTGATGCCTTCGGGCGCCAGCTGGATGCGCTCGCGGAAGCGATCGTCATCCTCGTAGACGGCCTCGATCGGTGGCACCGCGTCCGGGTCGGCCGGCGTGACCAGCAGGCGGGAAACGCGATAGTTCGCGCCCAGGTTGTCGAGGTCCGTCTTCGTGGCGTAGGCGAGCATGCACGCCTTGGCCGCATCGTTGATGCGCTGGCGCATCTCCAGTTCTTGGTAGGCCTGCACCTGCAGCAGCTTCATTGCCGGATCGGATTCGAGCAGCAGCGTGTAGTCGAAGCCAACCTTTCGGCATTCGGCCTGAAACAGAGCAACGCGCTTTGCGAGGATCGATTCAAAGTCCAGCGCTTCGATGACGGCCGGCGCCGGCAGGAGCGACATGTCCATGCTCATGCCATGCCCCCGACGATGACGGTATAGGTGGTGCTGTCAACGCTGTTGGTGTCGCGGCGCACGATGTGCAACTGGCATTTGCCCTGCGCGTTGAAGCCCACTTTCACGCTCAGCAATCGCGTGCGTGGCTCCCACTTCATGATGGCCTGGGCAGTCGCCGCGATGAGTCGAAGGCGATTTGCGGCGGTGGCCGGGTGGTCGACCAGCTGCGGCAGGTAGCTGCCGTAGTTGCGGCGCATCAGGCGTGACCGGATGGGCGTCGTCAGAATGTCATTGATGGACTGCGCGATGTGATCGCGGCGCGACAGCACCTTGCCCGTGGTCTTGGAGATTCCACTCATGGCACGGGCTTCCCACTGATTTCATCGCCACCTTGCACGCCGGATGTGAGGTGGTTCTGCAGGCTGATGTCGCCAGCGACGACGTCGCCGCCATCGGTGGTGATGCCGTGGCCGTTGATGAAGGTCATATCGCCATCGATCTCGGCGGTCTTGCCGCCGGGGCCGGTGCCAGATCCGGCCATGCCCGCGGTAAATGTGAGCAGGCCCAGCACCAGCAGCTGGCCCGTGGTGATGGTCTTCGGTGCGTCGAGCGTTATCTCCTGCGAGTGCACCTTTGCGCTCTCGCTGGCCGTCACGTCGGCCGTCTTGCATTTCACGGTGATCGCGTCGGGAACCTCGATGTCCGCGGTGCCGGTGGCGGGCAGCGTGACCTTGAGCTTGTGGGCGGCGTGGTCGTACTCCACGACGGCGCCGTCGGGATACTTCGTGACGGTCTTGTTTGGGTCGGAGCTGGGCGCCGGGTGGCTCTCGGTGGGCAGGCCCGGCAGCGCATAGCCGCCTTCGGTCATTCCGTTCGGCGACAGGAACAGGACGCACTCGCCAACGGTCGGCGGGTTCCACGTGCCGGTCTTGCCTGCGCGCAGCTCCACGTAGGGACGCCAGTCGGTGCTGCCCTTCTCGGTGAGCTGCACGCGCACGAGCGGCGGAGTGGCGCTGTGGTCGACGTCGGTGATGGTGCCCATGCGCACGACGTTCGCCATCTGGCGCTGCAGGTCAGCAAAAAGTTGCGGCGATTCGGTTGGTCCGGGCATGCGCCCAATGTGCCGAAAGGCTCTCGCGTGCGCGAGCGAACGCAACGGTGCGTGCGGCGGGGACCGAAGGGCGTTGCGCGGCGCCCTCAAACGTCAGCCGTTGGCGGTGACGTGGTGCAGCAAGATGCCGGTGACGGCGTCTTCGTCCGCTGGTGTGAAACCCAGCAGCTCGCGTTTCGGGTACTGCACGGTAGGGCTGTTCGGCTTGCGCCAATCGACCTTGTCGCGCAGGCCGCGCTGGTGCACGCGAGCGATGCGCGCGGTACGCCCGCCGATGGTGATGGTGGCGCTCTCGGCGGTCGCGGCCTTGCGGAGGTACTTCGCGGTGCGCAGCTTTTCGAACATCTTGCGGCGGATGGCGCCTTTCTTGTTCCGCAGCTGCTTGCGCGGCTTTCTCTGTTCGTAGGACGTGCCATCTGGGTTCAGCTGTGCGCCTATGCGCTCGGCCTGGCTTCGGCGCAGGTAGGTCGAGATCTGCACCATGGCCGCACGCCGGCGCTCGGGCGACAGCCCGGCCACCAGAGGTGCGGCCCAGTTGGCGAGTCTGCTGAGCGCGTCGGCCACGATCAGCCTTCGTCGAGCGGCTGAATGCGCCACTCGGCTTGCAGGTCGACGACGGACTCGATGGGCTCGATACCCGCAAGCAGCGGCTCTCCGATGTGCCGGGCGGTGAGCCTGTTGATGCCGTCCACGGTGCCGCCTTGCACCGCGACCGATTCGGTCAGATCAATCTCGAAGCCGATGTCCGATGTGGTGTGGTCGATGATCTCGACTTCGAAGCGGAAGGCCTTGGCGCGCCGATCGGGGTTGTCGAAGATGTCCGGCTGATTGCGCTTGAGCCAAGCGACGACAGGCACGACGAGCACGTCTGTGCTGCCGGTCCAGTCGGTCACGACGACATTCAGCGTGTACCGGTACTCGAAGGAGAGCGCTGGCGTGCCGGTGTGGACGATGTTGCCGCGCTCAATGAAAACCGTGAGCTTTTCCGGGTTGGTGGCGAGGTCCGGGCAAGCGTGTGTGATGTGGTCGCGCAGCAGCTGCGGCTTCTTCATGGGTCAGTGCTCGATCGCTTCGGTGGCGGAAGCGTCAGCCAAGAGGGCGCGGTCGGCCCTGATGACGTCGGCCAGGAGCTGGATTCGCTGGTCGCGATCGACAAGATCCGCGCGGAGCTGTTCAACCACGCGTCGACCCTCTGCAAGGCTGCTGTCGAGTCGGGCCGCATGGCTTGCAAGACGGTCT